ACAAGGGTCAGCTCGGTGAGCATTTGACGCTTGTCGCTGTCGCCCGTCTTCGACAGAACGATGGTCTGCATCGGGCGAAGCACTGCACGGGACCAGTACTCGGTGTCCACAACCAGGGCGCTGTTAGCGTCGAGGAAGCGGTTGGCGACAACAGACACTTCGCCGAAGGGCGAAACGTAGATGTCCACCGCGTTCACCAAGCGACGGCCTTCGCCGAAGTCACGGCGGCGGCCAGAGGCAGCGGCAAACTCAGCAACGATAACGCTGTGAGACGGCGTCACCTGGAGCTGGTTCGGGTTGCCACCCTCTTCGTACACAGCCTGGAGGTTGTCGAGCAGAAGCGCCTCGGTGAACGTGCGGTCGGTGCCGCCGTTGTCGTTGGTCGTCGCTGCTGCGATCTGGGCGTGGTACGAAGTGAGCTGGCGAGCGGTTGCACCGTCGCCTGCCGTGCCGGCTTGCTTGGCACCAACGAAGGCGTGCTCGATGTCACGCTTCATTTCCTTGCCCTTCTTAGCGATCTGGTAAGCCAGTTCGCTGGAACGACCGTACTTGCCAACTGCCTCGGCGGTGCCGGAAACCTGCACAACCTTGGTGAAGATTTGCGTGTTGGCGGTCTTGATGGTCGTCGTATCGACAGAGGAGGTGCCTGCGTCGGCGCCTTCAACAGCGGCGTTGGTGCCCACTGCTGCGAGGCTGTCTTCCTGCCACTGGTGCAGGGTTGCGTTGGCGGTCGAAGCACCAATGGACGACATGAACGGGGTGTCCGTCGGAGAAATGTCGTAGATGATGTCTTCGATGTCTTCTTTCTTACCGACCTGATCGTAGGTCTTGTAAGTGCCAGTAACGTTAGCCATGAGAATTACCCCTTACGGTTCAAGAGGGCCTGTACTGCCGCGTCCATGGAGCCGGTCTTTCGGAGGTTGTCCCGCGCCTTGCGGTAAGTTTCGCCCGAGTTGACCTTGTTCGCGTCAGCCTTAGAGCCCGACAAAGTTTTTTGTGGTGACGCCTTAACCTTCTTCTCGGCGGTCACCGTTTTGGCCCTGTCGTACTGCATGGCTTTCCACATGGCGGTGATCGAGCGGTGGTCAGCGATGTTGTTGAATTCATCGCTAGACACGCCCAGTTCTTTCTGGGCGTAGTCCCCGATCTCGTAGTACAGGTCGTTAGACCAGCTCGGGATCGTGGACTTCAGGATGCCTAAGCTCTCCTGGGCGCGCTGCTTTAGCTCCGCCTGGGCTCGCTCCTGCATCTGTGTCATGTGCTGCTCGGCTTGTCCTCGGATGAGGTTGTAAGTCGATTGCGCTTGCTCGTATATCGCCTTGGCCTGCTGGTACTGTCCAGGGTCCTGCACCGCCAGCCCTTCCCAGTTCACACCCTCAAAGCGTGATAGGTCGGCACCGGCAGCGGCGAGAAGCGATTGCAGGGAGGATTCGTAATTTTGCTGCTGAGTCTCAGCAGCCTTACGCTGTTCCGCCGCCGCTTGCGTCTTCCGCGTGTAGTCGGCTTGTCGGAGATAGCCAAGCTTGAGTTCATCGAGCGTTACTTCCTGCCCGTCTACCTCAAAGCTTTGAGCCTTCTCCTCGGTCTCTTCCTCGGGCTCCTCGGTTGGGTCTTCGACCTCCTCCGAGCCTTCAACGGTTTCGACCTCTTCCGCTACTTCCTCGTCGGCCTCCAGAGAGACCTCTTGATCGCCTTCCTCAACCTCGCTGGGTCCCTCATCCTCTGAGGCCAGCAGGGCCGTTAATCGGTCGATCTCGCTTGGCGCTGAATCCGCGACGGGTTGTTCGTCAGCCATAGCTCTGCACTCCTAATTTTAGTGTTCTTGCTGTTGTTTACGCAACTCAAGGTTGTTAATCATCGTAGCGAACTGCTGCACGAAGACCTGGCCAGCCTTGAACATCATGTAGAGGCGCTCGCGCTCTTCATGGGCCTCGGGCGGGCTGGTGAGAATCTGGTCGATGATCTGACGGTTCATGTTCTGGAACGCGATGTTGAACACCTCGCTGTTCAACATTGCGGCTGCGGCCTCCGCCTCACGCTGGATTTCTCCGATGTCGCGGGTATCAATGGCCTGGTCGGTTTGTTCACTCATTGAGGAAACTCCAATCGTCTGGTTGGTTTCGTTTAGGTTTCCCGGCTCTCGCCGGCTTCTTTACCTGCGGCTTGGGAGCGTTCTTAGCCTCCCGATACGCTAGGTATTCTCTGAGGCCGTCGGCGCGGTCCTTAGACCGCTGCCGCGCTCGCCTCTGTAGGTTGTACTCGATCCACTTGTCGTATTTGCTCACGCTAGCCTCCGATGCTCACGTTGCGGTTCTGGCTGCGCTCAAGCTGCAACTCCGCGTCCCGCATCCGCATATCGTGCTTGGTCTTCTCGGCCTCCATGACCAGGCGGGACTCCTCGGTCTCCTCGCTGAACTCCTGCTTTTGCATTTCCAGCATCATGCGGTTCTGCTCTTTCAGGACCTCCAGCTCTAGCTGGCCCTCCATCACGGCCACCTGGCGTGCGGTCATACCGGCCTGGAACTTCTCGACCTCCTCCGCACGGGCCTGGGCCGTCTGGGCCTCCTCGGCCTGCTGTTGCTGCATCTGCTGGAACTCGGGCGAGTTCGGATCGGCCAGGTACTGCGAGCCGCCCTTGATGTTCATCAGCTCAAAGGCGCGGCTGAGCATCGCGTGGCGCTGCTGCTGGCCGTAGAGACCACCGAGGGTGGGGTCGTTCGGGTTCATGGTGAACTGCTGGTCGAGGGACAGGAGCATCTGAGCCTCCTGCATCTGCTCCTCGGGGGTGAGGGCCACCGCAACGCTCATCTCGGTACGGTCCCCAAGGAACGCCGGGTTGACCGGAACAAACTGCCCGTCGAGCTGCACCAGCTTCTCCTGGCGCTCGTTCTCCACGGCCAGCTTGTAGATGTCATGCATGAGAGGCTTCAGGAAGCTCTCGGCGAAGTTCCGGCACATGACCATGATCCGCCGGTTGGAGGCGTTCATGAACTGCGTGATAAGGTCGGAGCTGTTCTGCTTACTCACCACCGTGGAGTCCATGCCCCGGCTCATGCGCGACGCGCCAGAGCGGGCTTCCTTCTCCTGCTCAAAGTTCTCGATGGCGGTGTACACGTTGCCGTTTAGCTGCGGCGTAGGCAGCGGCCGCACCACCGCCTCGGGGTTCGGGCTGTTCACGTCGATGACGGCGCCCACCCGGTTGTCCAGCAGGTCCCGGGGGTTCTTAACCAAGGACAGGTTGGCAACCCAACGGCTGGTTGTGGTCAGGAACAAATGATCGACCACGCCGCGCTTGAGCGAGGACATGGTTTTCTGGAGGTCCACGATCACGTCCGCGAGGCTCATACCGTAGAAGCGGTGAGGCAGCGGGAACGGGCAGAAAGACCGGAACGGCATCTCGCTGACGATCTCCACGTCGAGCATCACCCGGCGTGAGTGGATCACCTTATAGAACACGCACTCGTTGATCGTCTCGTCATGCTTCTTGATGTAGCTCTCGTAGACCGTGACGTACTCCCGGTCCTTGTCGTCGTTCAGCAGCGTTGAGTCTTTGCGGAAGCTGTCGATGGAGTCCCGGCCCAGGGAGCCGTCTTCCTTGAGCAGGTCCTCCTCGTCCAGGCGCTCGATGAGCGCAGGGTCGAAGCCCTCACTCATCAGCTCGCCACGGGTACGCGCTGCGCGGTAAGAGCAGAAGTCAGAGTCCTCGATGCTCTTCGCCCGAGGCGAGATCAGGAAGTCCTCAGGCTCGACCACCTCAACGCACACCTTGCTCACGTCGAAGCGCCGGCGAAGCTCACCGCTGTACATGACCTGGCTGGCCTGCATCGGCGCCCCGGTCATGGGGTCCTGGGCCTCCACGGCCATGGACTGCTCGTCGAGGGTCATCAACTCCACGTTGGGATCAGACACCAGCATGTTGAAGCTGGCCTCGTCCAGGCCGCTGAACTCCTCAGACTGGTAGCGGTAGTCCTGCTTCCAGTACCGCTTCACGATCCCGGTCTTCGCCACCAAGGCGTCATGGATCACGTCCGCCAGCACCTTGTGGCCGTTGTTCTGCCGGTAGAACACATAGTTGGTCAGGGCCGTAGCCATCTTGGCCGGCACCACGTCTTCGCTCGTCTGCGGGTCGAAGCGGCAGATGTTCTTGTCGGCGCTGAAGGTCTCCAGCATCATCGCCTTCACAGCCTCAACGGCGTCGAAGACGTCCATGGAGACGTGGTGCGAGCGCCCCTTCAGCTCATTGCCGAGCGGCTCGCCGTAGTAGTACCGATGCGCCTTGTCGCGCTGGTCCCCCACCTCGCTGTTGGCGTAGGTGTCGGCCGCGTCAATGTTCCGCTCTAGGGTGCTGAGGAGCGCGTCCTCGTCAATCTGCTCAATAATCGTATTCATGGGACGTGTAGCCTCCGCGACCGTGTAACTCCATCTCGGCCCGGTTCTGGCCGAAGCGCGTGACACTGATGGCCGCATAGCGCGTCGCGTCCATCAGGTCGTCAAACTCCTTGTGAATCTTCCCCTTCTTCCGGTGATAGCGCCGGAACTCCTCAAACCATGGCTTCAAATGCTCAAAGACCTTGAAACGGCCCGTGCGCATGCGCTCCAGCAGCTCCATGAGCCCGGGCTCCACATAGTTCGTACCGTCGGGGTTGGTGAACTTCCCGATCATCAGCACGCCAGCCTCTAAATACATCTCGGCCAGGGTCCTGCCGGACCCCTTCTCGGTGCTGTCCCCGTCATGGGGATAGATCACTGGGATGGTCTTCCCCCGGGACTTGATCGCCGAGGCATGCACCGCCGGCACCTCGCCGTCCACCTTGTAGACGTCGTAGATGTAGATCGTGTCGTTGTCGGGGTTATAGGCGGTCCACACCACGCAGGTGGGGTGGGTGATGCCGAAGTCGATTCCGGCCAGGCGCTTATAGTGCGGCGGCACCTCAAAGGCCTCACAGGTCAGCGCCTCCTCGGCTATGGGGAACACCATCCCCTCGCCGAGCACCGGGATACCCCGGGAGCGCATGTCGCGCTGGTACTCTGGAATGGCCGCCAGCAACTGGTCCTTTGTCTCTCTGTCGAGGTGCGGGGCATCCTCCCAGGTGACGTTTGCCAGGTGCTGCCCGGGGGCCCGGTTGTCCATGAACTGGGCGACCAGCTCGGTGACACCGTTTTCCGGGGTGAATGTGAGGACCGTGTAGCCGCCCTTCCCATCATTGCCAGTGGCTGTCCGCGTTAAGCACTGGGGGTAGATGGTGGGGTCGGTCGGTTCCTCGTCGATCCAGATGAAGTCCTGGCTGCTACCCATGAGCACATGCTGCCCCTGGGTATAGCTCTTAAAGCTCACGTTGCTGAACTTGCCAGCGGTGTGGCGGATCGCCACGTCCCGAGGCAGGCGCGGCGTCCCCATGGCTGGGGTGACCTGCTTGACCAGGCGCTGGGGGATCAGGCCGGTGCCGTCGAACTTCCCGTCACCCTCATAGGTTCCAAGCAGTTCCTTCACCACCACATCCCTGAGCTGCTCACCGGAGACACCGAGGCACCATATCTGTACCGGCCGGTGGAACCTGATCCCTTCCCACCAGTCCGGGTATGAGCCTGTGAGGTGGTAAGCCACCTCCACCGCCATAGAAGCCGTTTTGCCTACGCGGTTGGCCGCCATGAGCATGCGCTGCTTGTTGGCAGGGCCAGAGTGGTAGAAGTCACGCTGCCAGGGGTAGGGCGTGAAATAGCTGAGACGGTTCTCCGCCTTATGCCTCTTCACCAGGGCGATGGCCTGGGCCAGCTCCAGAGCTTTTTTCTCCTGGGCCGGGGTAGGACCAGAAGCCGGAGTCCCTTTTTTGCGAAGTGGTTTCTTGGGAGCGGCGGCCTCAGCCATGGGCGACCCCCAAGTATGCATCTCGATATATGCCCCCGTAGCCCCCGTGGCCGGAGTCCCGGTTTTGCGAAGCGCCCTCACACGCGCGCGACCCCCCACCCCCGTCACCTTCTGGTTGACGCGAATGATTCGCATTCGCTGTGGATAACCTCGGACCCCAAGGCCCGGTGCACCCGAGGTGTACCAGGCTCCTCGCAAGGCCAGTGAATGCGGTAAAGGTGATCACATTCTGGATGAGAGCACGCACCCCCGGTCGGGCTTGGGCGCCTGGGAGAGAGGGTGACCGGGGGGCGTGCATTCGTTACAGGCTCGCCGGATCTATGCCAGCGCGCTTGAGTGCTTCGAGGGCTGCGGCCACGTCGTGCTCAACCAGCACCTCGCCGCTGTGCTGCGCCTCTACCTGGGCCTTATCGGTCCAGCCCCCGCGGTTCTTCAGGTAGAAGATGGCGGCGGCCACGTTGCCTTTCTGCGTTGCGTTCTCCCACAGGGCGTTGGTCACCGCCTCGAGGCCGCGGGAGGCGCCGGCCTTTATAGCGGCCTCAAAGGCCGCATCGTTGGCCTTACGGCGTTGCACCGTTGCGCGGCTGATGCCCATGGACTCCGCGATCTGGCGCTCGGTCAGGCCTTGTGCGGCCAGTTGCTCGACCTTGTCGTAATCGATCTCGATGGTCTTTCTTCCTGCCATCATCAAACCTCACAGCTCAAAGCTTGAAGCCAAGCCCTCAAACCTTAAGAGCCATTGTACTTTACAACAATAAGTTGTGCTAACACCCTCGCTTTCCAGGGGTGCTACAGGTGACACAGGGTAAACAGGTGCCAGTTTGCTGTGGGACAAAAACACACCCAAAACACCCCTTTTCTCTATATATTTATTTTTTCTCTTAGAAAAAGAGAGAAATGGTTGTAGCACCCGTGTCAGCACCCCTCAAACCGCAAAGAATCAAGCACTTAGGTGACACAGGCAAGCCCCTCTGCCCCTTGTAGCACCCTGTAGCATTTCGCCTACCCTGTAGCAGCGTTAATTCACACGCATTAATTTTGCTACAGGTGCTACAGGGTAAATCGGCCCCCTGTAGCAGTCCCCTGTAGCAGCCTCCTGGCTCACACCGCACAGCTCACAACGTCAACCTATAGTTGTAATGTCAGTCTGAGGTTGATATATTTACCTCATGCCAGGGGCGTCCTGGCCTGTAGAGAGGGAATCAACATGGAATTGTTCAACGATTTGATGCGTGACCCAACCGGCCTTAGAGCTGCGGCCGCTCGCAAGGCGGCCGAGGAGCTGAGGCGTGAGGCGCGCAATGCCAACGCAAAGAGCCGCCGTGCGGCTAAAAAGCTGGCTGCTGAGCTGGGCGTCAAGCTGGACATCTGCCGCGATGACAACTTCTGGCGCGTCTACGTCCACAACCCTTACCCCGAGAACCGCTGGGACGACGAGATCATGTGCACCTGGTGGCCCGAGGCCGAGGATGCGCTGCTGGAAATCAAAGCTAAGCGGGAGGCGTTGGCATGAGGCCCCGCAAACCGCAACGGCCCACGCGCTACCAAGCGCGGCAGGCGCGTCGAGACAAGAACGCAGCCTGGGCGGTGAATGCCCAGGCACGGCTCAAAGCCTTTGAGGCTCAGCAGAAAGAGGAACGCAAAAATGACGACCTATGAAAAAGTGCCGTGCCCGCGTTGCGACGGCACCGGCCGTTATCCGGTCCCGAAATACAACACCTATGGCAAGTGTCTCCGCTGCGATGGCGACGGAAAGATCAAGCGCCGTCTTGCCAGCCCGATTGCTTCGCAAGACAGCCCCGATTGGCTCTACGAGGACTAACGCTATGCACGCTTGGATAATCGCCGCAGTGCTGTTTGGCATGGTCGTTCTAACTGACGACTCTTACGAACAGGCCGTCAATGAGGCTGAGCACTACCGTTACATGGTGTGCAACGGGTTCCAGCCCGACTACGACGACCGCCGCCCTGACTGCTCAAACTTTGTCCCTGACGTGGAGTACAGCCGTGTCCGATGAAACAACAAATGTTGTTGATTTCACTGGCGCCCTGGCCGCATGGCGCATCGCTGACCAGGCGCAGCACATCATCAACCAGCGTGATGTTCGCGCCCTGACCGAGCTGCTCCCGCCCCAGCTCATAGCTGAGCTGCTCCTGGCCCACGCGGGGGAGAGCCCTGAGGTCT